CTTGGCATGACATTAGGAACAATCCTTTTGTTTACAACTATGGGTATCCTATATGCCCTTGTTTTTGTAACACAACCAATAGGTGAGCAGTCAGAAAATGATAAGATGTTCTTTAATGTTTTGTCATCCGTAGCAACATTTATTACTGGCACACTTGCTGGCATCTTAATTGGTAAAAATGGTGGGGGTACAGATAACTCACAGCCTATTCAGACATCTACACCTGATGTAACAGTAGATGATCTTGATGATTTTAATGATTTTATTGAATAAATAGTACATTACTTGACACTATATGGGGTAGCTGGTATACTTAAGTATATCTAATCTTGGGGGATAACTTTGTACAATGCTGAGTCTGTTCCAAGTTTTTTTATTAAAGAAGGATCTTCTGGAAATATAAAGATTGTAGATAAAGGTAAGGGTTTTATTCTTTATGAAAACAATAAATTTTGGATGAATTCTCTCAAAAAAAATGACTCTGCTATTAAACAACTGTATTCTTCTTACGATTTAGCATATGGAAATGTTATTATTTCTGGTTTAGGGTTTGGCATACTTGCTTTATGGCTGTGTAATAAGCCAGATGTTGTTAGTGTTACAGTTATAGAGTTTTCTGAAGATGTTATAAAACTATTTAAAGATTCAAACAGTATTCCAGATAAGTTAAATATTGTTAATATGGATATTAGAAATTATAATACAGATACAGAGTACGACGCAATATTACTAGATCATTATGAAACAGAAAGTTTTGACTTTATACTAGATGACATTCAAAAAATTTCTAGCAAAATTAAACATAAAAATATGTGGGCTTGGCCTTTAGAGGAAATGTATTTATTTAAGATGTATGCAAATGAAAATCATAGAGTAGTACACGATTTAGTAGATAAATGCGACAAAGACTTTAGCCTACTATGGAATGATTTTGTAGATACTTTTTTCCCTAAAGAAGAAATGTTAAAAAATATAAGCAGTCAAAAACTAAATGAATATATATACACATATTTTAACAAAAAATATATTGGGGTTGACTTTTAAAGTGGTAATGGTATAATTAAGTGTTGGCTAATTGGGGGTTTTTGTGACATGTATCGCTGTAGTTCGTGATGAAATAAATAACAAGATATATATGGCAGGGGATCGTGGAGCATCTGATGATGGTACCATTCTGGCATTAACAAGCCCAAAGGTTTGGAAGTTGGGCCCGTACTTAATTGGATATGCAGGAGCAATGGATGGAGAGCGTATTCGTTATAACTTTAATCCATATGTTCCAGACATCAAAGATACAGATAAGTTTATGCAGACTAAATTTATTAAGCAACTTAGGGGATTTTATAATGACTTCTGGGTTGATACATCTAAAGATGGAGACCTTGGATTGATTATTGCAGTTCGTGGTCAGATATACGAACACAGCTCTGCAGATATGTCTTTGTCTAAATATACAGTTCCATATCTTGCTATGGGTTCAGGTGCAGAATATGCTTATGGATACCTTAACGCTACAGAAAAAGCAAAAGATGCAAGAAAGCGTGTTGTAGGTGCTGTAAATGCAGCAATTAAATTTAGTCCATCGTGCATGGGCCCAGTTGACGTAGTTAGCGTTTAGGAGTATACTTATAATATGGATGAAGAGTTATCAGTAGAAGATCAAGAATTTGGTATCTGGTTAACATCTGGACTTGAGAGAGGCTGGATATCAGATCCATATTGCAATACTCACGATGGTGGGTATGAATACATGTCAGAAGAAGAAATTGCAGAGTGGGATGAGGGCGGAGATCCTTGTTGCCACGTTGTTAGATTACTAATATCTTAAACTACTAAAGGGGTAAAAATGAAAAAGATCGTATTTGGAATTATTGCTGTACTAGGAATTTTTTATGTTCAACCAGCTCAGGCACAAAGTCCTAAGTCTTTGGTTATTATTGATTCATACTTTGATTCAAAGGTTAATGCACCAAACATTAGATGCATTACATTGCAAAATGTTGCATGCACAGATGTAGTAACTGGTGTCAATCGTTCACTGTCTCACGAATTTAATCATGGTAACGCCATGGCAGAGGTTGCAAAAAGACAGAGTTCTACTCTTTCAATTATTCTTCTTCGCTCAGTAGTACCAAGCAAGGCTTCAGTTTCTGCAGTAAATGCTGGAAACTTTATTGATGCATTAAATTGGGTTAATAATAATTCATCAAGCATTGGTGCAGTATCAGTATCTAGATTTTTTGAAAATCCTAGAAAGCTCTGCTCACCATCAACTATTAATACTGCACCTTACGGTGGAGTTGACAAAGCAGATTTAAAAATTAGAGAATTAATATCAGTATTAAAGTCAAAGGGTATACCAGTATTTGCTTCAACTGGCAATAATCGAGGAGCTAATGTTAGTTATCCAGCCTGTATTACAGATACAGTTTCTGTAACTACTGGAAGCCTAGACTATAGTGGAACATTACAAAGTGGAAATGCTGTAGATGCAAATACAGACTATGCTGGGGATTCTACTGTGTTTAGCTTTACATCTGCTGTCTTTGGTTTAATTCCAAATACAACATCTGCCTCAACAGTTGCTGTAGCATCTAAGTACTTAATCTCAGGTTTTGCACCTAACAAGGTGGTTCCTGTAAATCCTTAAAAATAGGATACTTGAAATATGGTAAAATTGAGGTAACAATTATAGTTCTTAGGAGGAATTATGTCAGCAAAAGGTTCACTAGAAGCAATTATTGAAGTTGCTAAAAAGGAAATTGGAACAATTGAAGGTCCAAAAGACAATGAAACAAAGTATGGTAAGTGGACTGGTGCAAACTTCCAGCCATGGTGTCAGTCATTTGTTTCTTGGTGTGCATTTACATCAGGACTAAATCCAAACAAATATCCAAAAACAGCTTCAACAGTAGCAGCAGCAGATTGGTTTAAGAAAAATAACCGTTGGGCAGATGCTCGTAATGATGATCCAACACCAGGAGACTGGATTTTCTTTGATTTTCCAGATGATGGTGTAAATCGTATTTCACATGTTGGTCTTTGCATTAAGAACAATGGTGATGGAACTATCCAAGTTATTGAAGGAAATACTTCTGGAACTGCAAAGGGAGACCAGCGCAATGGCGGAATGTGCGTAGAAAAAACTCGTGCATACGTAAAAAATAAAAAGGGAATCATTAATGCTGTTGTAGGTTGGGGTCGTCCAGTTTATGCTGGAGAGGAAAACCTTGCATTACTTTCAAAAGGTGGAACGGTTTCAAAGCCAGCAACGCCATCAACTAAAACAGTAACTGAACCAGCAAAGAAAGAGTTTAAACCATTCAAGATTGGTTCAAAAGGCGAATCAGTAAAGAAGGTTCAAGAGCTTCTTGGACTTAAGGCAGATGGTGATTTTGGATCAGGTACTGAAAAAGCAGTCAAAGCATTTCAAAAGAAGTCTTCTTTGCCAGTAACAGGGGTAGTAGATCAGGCAACCCTGAAAGCTTTGAGAGTAAAGTAAAATGGAATCAACAAAAAGAACACTATTAAAAACAGCAAGTTGGGAAACATTTCATCTTGTAGGTGTCGCTGGAGTTATTTATCTTTTTACTGGTGAATGGGAGTACGCAAGTCTTGGTGCTTTAATTTATATTGGGTGGGAAGCTATTGGATACTTTCTCCATGAAAGAGTATGGGCTAGATTTGGAAAAAAAGTTAAATAAAAATGGCCTTATACGAATATGATTGTATGCCCTGTGGTATCAGATTTACTAAACAAAGATCTATTAGTGAATCTGACCCAGGGTACACATGTGAAACTTGCAATCGCTCTTTAGTGCGTGTATACTCTAGTTTCGGGGTAGTGCTAAATGGATCAGGATTTTATTCCACCGATAATAGAAAGCGGTAGTATACTATGAAGATGATGACTGAAGATGTAGAGCAAGAAATTGTTTGGGAGCTTAGCCCAAAAGATAGATGTGATACGTGTGCTGCAGAGGCCTTAGTAAAGGTAACTGGTCTTTCAGGAGAATTATTATTTTGTGGTCATCACTATAATAAAATTATGGATGATCCGATTGGGTATAAAAAGATGATGGCTTTTGCTATTACGGTTTTAGATGAACGAGAAAAGCTAGAGAAATAAAATAATGATTTTAGTAAATAAAGTAGATTTTATATCAATAGAAGAGATAAAATCTAACCCTGACAAATATAAAGAAATATATTTTAGAGATAAAATCATTGTATTTAAAGATGCTAACTTAAATGAACACCAACAAAAAGAACTAATGATCTTTTTTGGAGATTTATTTGAATGGTGCCCCAATTCAAAACACTCTATAATTTTAGATTATACAGAAGATCATCATAGGCACATGAAGGGCGAAAACTCTGCTAGTAAAGATGAACTAATGCTTGCGTGGCATACAGAGCATGTTCAGGATGAGGAAGACTCGCACCTTGGAGCAACATGGAGAATGGAAAAGTTTGAATGTGATGAAGGTGCTGGACATACTTATTTTGTTGATATGGCAAAAATGTTTAAAGATTTAAGCAAAGAAGATCAAGACTTTCTTTCTAAATGTTTAAATAAAGTTAACACAACACAGACTAATGATACAGTAATAGTTGAAGTTTCAAAAGAATTTTATTGTATAAAAGCTCACCCAGTTACAGGGGAAAAAACTATCAGGTTATCACTTTTTGCAGAACGCGGAGATCTAAATTTTCTATCTAAGTTTGATGGTCGAGAACCAAATCAAGAAGAAAAAGATAACTATACAAGATTAGTTTCCTGGATTTGTGATCAGGTCTGGAACAACAAAGATATAAGAATGGTTCTTAAATGGAATCAAGGAGATCTTGCAGTTCCAGATCTTTTTAAGCTTGCACATTCAGTAGGTGGTGGATTTAGTGAAAATCAGAGAACACTAAAAGGGGAGTTTGGAAAAGAGTTACCATGGGCTCATGGGAGCAATGCAAAATAATTAAAGTTATTTTATAAAAATTGTAGATACAATAGAAAATTGGAGAAATAATATGTATGAGTACTATGTAAGAAAAGTAGATAATGTTGTAGATGGAGATACCATTGACGTTCTTATTGATTTAGGATTTGATATTTTATTTCAATCCCGTGTAAGATTAGCTGGTATTGATACACCTGAGTCACGCACAAAGGATCTCAAAGAGAAGGCTCTTGGTCTTGAGTCTAAGGAGTACCTAAAGAAGGCTCTAAAGGATGCTAAGTCTGTTGTGATTAAGACTGAAAAAATGGATTCATCTGAAAAGTATGGTCGCATTTTAGGCTGGGTATATGTTAATGGAGATACAGTATCTCTCAACGATATGATGATAAACGATGGCTATGCTTGGGGATATCTTGGGGACACCAAGGTAAAAGATTTTAGTGCATTGGAAAAGGCTAGAAAAAAGTCTGGCAAGTAATGAGACATATTCTATACTTTACGGCTGACTGGTGTAATCCATGCAAGCGTACACGACCTATTGTAGATGAGCTAAATCGTGACTCCTCTATTAAATTTCAGATAATTGATGTAGATTCAGAGCTAGAAATAGCTAAAAACTTTAATGTTAGCTCTATTCCAACCTTTGTAGTGATAGAAAATGGATCAGAGTCTTACAGGGCTACTGGAGCACAGACTAAAGAGCAGCTTCAGTCCTTAATGTTTAATGAATTCTGATATAATGAGTATGTAGCTAGGAGGTTATTATGCCATATAAAGTTGGAGCAAAAGGTTCGTACGGATGTTCAGGATACCCTGCCGTAAAAGATGATGGGGAAGTCATGGGATGCCATAAAACTAGGGCAGAAGCTGCTGGTCAAATTTATGCTATTAATCGTAGCGAAGGAAATATAGGAAAGTCTATGCATGTTGTACGAGAAGGCGACTTTGTTATGGGTATGACCAAAGAAGGTATGGTCCATGGCATGGTAGAGCACATTATGACAGAGGGTGGAACACTTGGTACACCTGGAACAGAGTATGCACTTGAATCAATGCCTCCAGAGAATCCAGCAATGTCTGTTAGAATTTATGAAGAAGAAGACGGTGGCTGGGAACCAACAGCATATAGTATTGGCATGATGTATAAAGATGCAGAAGTCATTGATATGGAAACACATTCAATGGAAGAAGATGAGGAAGAGGGTCCAAGCATGGATGAATATGATAACTATATGGGTAAAGCAAAAAAACCTAATTATGGAGCAATGATCAAGCCACGTAGAGGCGGAAGCACTCCATCAAATCCAAAACTATATGCAAGAGTTGTACAAGCAGCAAAAGATAAGTTTGATGTTTATCCATCTGCTGTAGCAAACGCATGGGTAGTACAAGAGTATAAGCGTCGTGGTGGAACTTATAAGTCTGATCAACCAGAAACTACAAAGAGTGTGTGGAATGGGGCATTTGATCCGAAGGGATTTAGAAAATAATGGCTGATACATATACACCGACATCTGGTATGAAAGCAGCAGCACGTCGTGCTCTGAAGTGGAAAGAAGATGGAAAAGCAACTGGTGCTGGTACTCCAGTAGGCTGGGGAAGAGCAACTGATATTGTCAATGGTTCTGCAATGTCTCTTGATACTGTTAAGAGAATGTTCTCTTTCTTTTCTCGTCACGAAGTAGACAAAAAGGGAAAAGGTTTTTATGATGGTCCAGAATTCCCATCAAATGGTCGTATCATGTGGGATGCATGGGGTGGAGATGCTGGATTTTCTTGGTCACGTGCAATCGTTGAGCGTGAAAGAAAGAAGGCAGATGAAGCTTGGGTAGGAAGTGCTTTTAGTTTGAGAAAGCTATAAAATGAAATATATTATAGCTTCGGGCTTGACACTCATTGTTTCTTGGGCTATACTTATAGTAATAAAGAAAAAGAATAACAAGAAATACTCGTATTTGCCTTATCGACAAAGTGATATGCACAATATATTAAAGTATTTTTTTTCTTTAAATGAAAAAGAGAAAGCAAAACCGCTATCTCAATTTCATAAAAGATTAGAAGAAGGTATGTTGAAAGTTATCGTAGTTGGTAATGAAGCATACTGGGTTGTAGATAATGTTTTTTATGTTGCAGATGCTTTTGAGAATCAGGTTGATCCTGAAACAGCAAGGCCAGTAAATGTAGAAAATATGTCTAAGCCAGATATGGAAAAAATGCTATTCATCTTGGATAGCTTAAAAGATGGGGAAGTAGAAAATGATCGTAGCAGTTCAGGGAACGAAGGATTTTGAAGATTACAGCATCTTTATTCGTGCAATGGGTGTTGCCATGTGCAATATGCAAGATTCAGATAAAGAGTTCGTAATATATTCTGCTGGACCTGCTCGTATAAATTCTTTTGTTTCAGAGTTCTCAAATTTATCTGAGCGTGGAATGAAGGCAAGAGGTCGTAAGATTAAGTTCTATAAGGTTGCAAATGCTTGGCTTGAAGAAAACATTAATCAAATTGATTATGTTGCATTTTTAAGTAAGCCAAAAGAGGCTGCATCTAAGTTAGTAGATCTTGCTGAAAAGAATAATGTAGAAGTCGGTCTTTTTCGTTTTTAATGGGGGATAAAATGATAGTTAAAAGTTTAGAAACAATGGAAAAAATTGTATCATCTAATAGGTCTCTTGTATGGGTAGGCTGGGATGTTGCAGAAAGAAACAAGACAGAGATGGGTAGAACCTCTGCTAATGGCGTAAGAGTCAATGATCAGTGGTATACTCAAAAAATATTTAAGCTAAACACAGATGGCTGGGATATTCCAAATAAGTACAAGGTGTAAACATGAAGCAGCATGTATGGAAAGATAATGCTTTATGCTTAGGATTAGACACAAACATTTTCTTTGAAAAATATGAAGATGATAGTGACTCAAGAACAATGGTAGACTCTTTATGTATTTCCTGCCCTGTTGCAAGGCAATGCTTTGCTGTAGGAGTTTCTAGCAAAGAATGGGGAGTCTGGGGCGGAGTATATATTGAGTCTGGAGAAATATCCAGAGAGTTTAATAAGCACAAGAGTAAAGAGGACTGGTCTAGTACGTGGAAAAAATTGACAATGGATTAAGAGAAATGAAGCTATTTGATACACTAAATAGCCCAGTTACTCTTACCGTAAAAACTAAATCTCCAGAAAAATGGTTGTTAGTAGACAGAGAAACTGGACAAGTATTCCAGGGTAGTCCAGAAGGGCACTGGGATAGGCTAGATCCAGTGATTAAGGAGTAGTGTGTATACTGATTCAATGCGTAGAGCATTTCATGCTGTACAGGCTCCAAAGGGTTTTTCTGTTACTGTTATTGACAATGATCACTTTCTTACGATAAAATTAGATGAGTTTAGCTTTACTCGTATGGTCCATGACGAAAAAATAAAAGCTTTACAGTATGTGGTTAATCTAAAAAAAGCTTTAGAGATGGAAGGTGCAATCGTGTTAGTAACTAGGGAGGCTATAAAATGATAAAAGAGATAGTGATAGTTTCACTAGCAACAACTTCATTATTATTTTTGGTAGCCTATAGCTTTATGGCTAGGAAATCGTCAAAGCTTGTAAAAGAAATATCTGTATTATATATAGATAACCTTGCATTGAAAAAGTTTATTGATAATGAAATCGATAACAAGTTAACTAGTCAAGATATTCATAATGAAAACTTTGTAAAGTTTTTGTCTGACTCCCGTGATTCAGCCTTTGAATATATTGAAGACGTTCAGTCTACAATAAAAGAATTTGTAGATGTGGTAGAGCCAGAAATGTCATATTTTGATAAGTATGGCATTGTTGGTTCTGCATATCCACACTACGATTCAATGAAAAAAATTTCTGAATCATATAAAAAATTAAAAACAGTCCTTCCAGAAGACTATGGTAAAATTTAATAATGAAGTTTTATTATTTTGGTGGATTAATGGGACACCCCGAAGATATAAAGTCTCCCTCTAATCTAGAAAAGCATCACTTTGCTGGGGTGATGTTTACACATGACATACCTGAAGGTGATATGTTTGTAAAAACAGCAATAGATATAAACCCTGATGAAAAAATTAAGTACTTGGTTGCAATTCGTCCATATACAATATCTCCACAATATCTTTCTATGATTAATCAGTCAATGAATAAAATATCAAAAGACAGGCTTCAGATTAATTTTATATCTGGGTATATAAAAGACCATGAATCACACGTTAAAGGAATTGTTGGAGACATAAATGATCAATCAAGCTCAATTGACAGATCAAGCTATATGATTGATTTTCTTGAAACATTAAACAAAATGCAAACTAATGAAAACAGTCTAGACTTTTATGTATCAACAACCAATGAGTATGTTTTTGCAAAAGCAAAAGAATATAATAGCAAAATAATTATTCCCTATAGCAATTATAAAAGAGGAACGTGGACAGATCATAGGTATAATCAAAACCCTTCTGCTAATGATACTTTTGATTTACAGGGTTTAGATGTTATGATATCTTTAACACCAATTATTAGAAAAACTCATGAGGAATTAAGTTTATTATCAAATTATGCACTAAGACCTGTTTGGAAAAAAGGAGAGATACCAGTCGTTGTTGGAGATGTTGGATACTTCACTTATGAAGAGTTTGATGATTTCGTCAATACTTTAGAAAAACAAGGAGTCAAAAGCCTTCTTATTAATGCGGTTCCTGCAGAAGAGGTAAGTGTTATAGTACCTTTTATTAAAGAGTATGTAGAGGCAAAAGAAAACAAACAAATAGAAAATGGGGAGTTAATATGAAAGATATTTTTCTTTCAACAATAACAGGTTTTGGATGCGGTGTAGTATTTGCAGCATTCAAATTGCCAGTACCAGCACCACCAGTTTTTGCGGGAGTCGCAGGAATTATTGGTCTATGGATTGGTTTTACAGTACTAACAAACGTAATATCCTAGGAGGAAAATTATGAATACAGAACAACTAAAGGCACTACTAGCATCATATGGTCGCTCAGTACTTGCATCAGGTCTAGCACTCTACATGGCTGGCGTAACAGATCCAAAGGATCTATGGACAGCACTAGTGGCTGCAATCGCACCAGTAGCAATTAGAGCAATCAACCCTAACGACAAGGCTTTTGGCGTATTGCCAGATGCTAAGGAAGTAGAGAAGGCTCTTAAGTCTGCTAAGGCTCCAGTCAAGAAGGCAGTTAAAAAGGCAGTTAAGAAGACTACAAAGTAATATAATAAGTGAGAGGCCAGTCTAGAAATAGGCTGGCTTTTCTTTTTATTCGTTAATTATATTTAAATATTTTTGTTTTAAATTATCAACAGAAAAATTTTCTATACCTATTTCATAAGCTCTATTTTTTATATTACTTTTGTTATTATCAAGAACATATTTATCAATTGTTTTAGCTAATATTCTAGGGTAAGCATCATAAACATTAACAATAGACTTACCTCTAAATTTATCTATCATCGCCGACTCTGATAGCCACTCTGCTGGTAAAATTGCATTATTTGGAGAAATGTTTGTCATAAAAACTGGAATACCACTCATAAGAGCCTCATTCATTGGTAAACAAAGTCCAGCATACCTTCGTGGAAGAACCATGGCATCAAAGCCTTTATACATGTCTTGCCTATTTTTTGGATTACCTATCTCAATTTTTAATCTAGGATCTTTGGTAGCATAGTCAATATTAGTCTGAGACTTAATAACTATTTCATAATCTCCTTTATAGTATCTCATCATTTCAAAAATACTGTTAGTGCCATTTCTATCCTTTGCTGCTTTTTTACCAGCTATATGTAGTATTCTTTTGTGATCTTTTGATAGGTTTATTTCTTTTGCCTCAGAAAATAATGAACTATCTGTTGGTGGTGGCAAGTGAATTACCTTTGATCTTGTACCAAATTTTTTAATAATTACATCTAGATTCCATGTACTTGGTGCAATAAGCACATCTGGCAATGTCCATTCTGGGTGAGCTAAGTGTCCAAATAGTTCATAGTTGTATTGAAGTATAGTCTTAATTCCTTTTTGTTTAGCAAGATCAACTAACTCTAAATGATAAAATGTTTCACAACTTATAACTACATCTAAATCATCAAGAAATGTCAATACTTCTGTTGTATCTGGCATACCATTTGCGGTTTCAAGAACATTGTATCCTTTATACCACTCTGGATGCTGTTCATTATTATTAAAAGGGGTAGAATTTATTAAAAGTATCTTATGAGGATTAAGCATCTTAACAAGTTCCATTGTTTGATTACCTAGGCCAGTGTTATCTGATCTAGCAATAATGCCTAGTCTCACTTTTTATACCCCCAGATATCATCATCCGATGTAAATTTCCTGGTTCCTTCACGACCATCAAGATGGTAAGAACGCTTTATGTTTCCTTCTGGATGGTATATCCAAAGCTTATGAACATCCCAGCCTTCTTGACTAAAGGAGTCGTAAGGCAAACAATCGTCTTGGACTTTGCCATGAAATCTATCTTCAATAAAAGTTTTTTCATGAGAAAAAGGTAGGATAATATTTCTATAATATGAAACTCTGCTAAGGTGTGGTCTCTGGCTCCATTGAGCTGTTTTCATAAATCCATCCTCAAGACCAAACATTAAATGTTTATGGGGTTCAGGAATCAATGCTTCAAAGTGAAAGCGTATTGTGTTTGCTTTTTCATATTCAATAAGATCAAGACACTTTTGCCAATCAATAGGTTCATCTGGTGTAAGGGGTGTGTCTCCTTCAACGTATAGCAATAATGATGTTTGGATTTCATCGATAGTCTCACGCATCATTGTGGTTTGATGGCTATGGTTATCAAAAATTATTGGTAATACATTTTTATATTCATGCAAACATTTCCAAAGAATCCTATTTTTATATTCGTTATAGTCATCCCTGCGATCAGATTGTTCTTGTCTCAATCCATCTATCTGCATAATAATTTCATTACTTGGAAAGTGAACTCTAAGACATTTAATTGTTTCATCAATAATATCTGTACTAGGATGACTTGGCAAAACTGAGGTAGCTAATATAATTGTTACATCATTTTTATTCATTTACTTGCCTCATAATATTTATTCCCAGATCTCTTTTGTATTTAAGCCACCAAGTAACTACTTTGTGCATATTTTTTGGGTATTGATTTAATAGTTCAGGAACTAATTTACGCAACTCAGACCAATTAGAAACATGCTCAACAGGTATATCATATCCAAAAAGATAGTTATAAAAATCTAAACTATTACCCTTTGGGTCTATCCTATCAGCAATAGGTAGGCACAACATTTCTATAGCTTCAAAAAATCTAAATGAGTCTATGACTACAGCCCCAGAAGGCGCAGGAGCGATCTTAGAACTGGCTAGGGTGCGGTAGTAGTCTACAGGCTTATCTCCCTGTGCAAAGCCTGCTGTGGGCTTAAAAAGGGCATTTGGCATGTTCTGTATAGCCTTAGCCAACTGCTGTCGTCTTGGATGAGTTATTTGACCACCAAAATATAAATCATTATCCTTAGAAGGATATTCAGGCACAAGGTTTTTTAAATGTTGTGGAACACCAATAGGCAATTTATTGTATTCTTTGTGCTGTTCGTGAGGGTATTGAATCCATATCTCAGCGTTAGGATGACTAATCTTACTTATGTCAAACTTGCCTTCTTCATCCCCCGTAATAAATAAAACAAGTCTAGACATATTTTGTATTTGTGTATTAACATCTTCCTCATGACCAATATTTTGAGGTCCAGGAACTACCACAAAACCACGATCTGCTTTGGGAATAGAAGTTACCTTAACTTGATCTACTTCATACTTATCAAATATTTCTTTCAAAAGTCCATAGTCCCACTTATCAGCAGCACAATCTTTTTCATTAAAAGAATATAAATAACATTTAGATTGGTTCATAATAAAGATGAACCTCATGCTGGTAGTCTATTAAGTGTTCGACATACCCAATACCCTTGATAAACTGTCTAAGATCGTAGAGATATTCTTTCCAGTACATCATCATAAACTCTGGATGACCAGATAGCCAAATCTTTGGCTTAAATTCTCTCATAACCTTTTCTGCACCACCAAGTACACGCCATTCACTACCCTCAACATCGAGAGATATTGCTGTAGGAGGCTTTAATCCTTTTTCATATACCAAGGTATCAATCTTTGTCTGTCCATATTTATCTGCTTCATACTGAAGTTCTTTAAATCCATGTGCAGCTTCGATTAGTGCATCAGCTTCTGGAGGCCATGCATCATAATAAATACGTGCAAGTTCATTGTCTACATCAGATGCAAACCCAGGAATAGACGCAAGAGGCATTTCTAAATCATTGGCACTCCAAAGCAAAGGAAAATGTGACCAAACCTTTGGATTAGGTTCAAACAAAACTACTTCTGCTCCCCACATCTGACATAAGGCAGGCATCTCTCCTTCTTCAGCACCAACATAATAAACTACATCACCTTTACCAATGTTCTCATGCATTGACTTAAGTCTTGGTTTTTCCCAACCGTGTGGCTGATACCAATCTGGTCTGTCTGCACGATGCTTTGGTAATGTTATTTCAAATTCCCCGTTAATAACGGCTTTAACCATCTCTGTCATTTTATTCCCCTTAGTCTGTTATGCTCTATAAGTACTGGATTACATGCCCCACATGTAGTTATTTCTATTTTATTATCAACATTACCCTCAGCGTATGTTGATTTATATTTAAAAGAATTACCACATGTTGTGCAAGTAATTAATGTTTCTTTAAAGTTTAGATCATTTTTTATTGATTCTTTTTCTATCCATTCATTGTAATAATCATTAGAAAAATATGTTATATCATTTTCTGGATCATTAAATGGATGTTCATATGTATTTAGAAGGTGCTCTCCAGTTCCAGGAGGTCTGCCCCACTTTTTTTCATAGTAAACTCTATGATGAGGATCATCTGTTTTTATTTTATTTAACTTCATACTATGTGACATTATTGTATCTTTTACATCAACCAACTCTTTTGTCCAAAGAAGCATTTTTTCAGAGTTAACAGCAAATCTTTCATCATCTGAAAATGCAAATGGAAATGCTTTTTGAATTCTTACACTAAAGTCAAGATCGTCATATCCATATGGAGTGAAGTTAGTATCCCATTTACCAACTTTATCTATAACATCTTTATGAAAAGCAATTAGGTGCCAACCAAAAACACCCATTCCTTCTACAATTTTATGTTGGGTATTTTTTAATTTTTCTATAAAATCTAAACCGCCAGCCTCACCAAAACGGATAGCTGGGCTAATAACTACAAGCCAGTCAGATTCAGTTTCATACATCTTATCAACACCAAGGTTGTGGCTTGCCATACAGCCGATATTATTTGTAGTGTTATCAATCTTTAAAACATTTTCAAGTTTACATGTTGCCATAAATTCATCCATTACAGATTGTACTGTATAAGGAACAACAGCTACATACTTCACTTTATTCCTAACTCATCCATAATAGTTGCCCATCTGTGTACATAAGTATGGTCTTGCTTTGTTCTTTCATGACCATTTAATCTAATACGTTCTCTATTGAGGTTGTCATCAATATATTTATCTATCTTAATCTTTAGATCTTCAAGATTGCCATGCTCATAGAAAACAATCTCATTTCCATCTTCAAAGTAATTCTCAAGCCCTTTAATACCAGGGTAGATAGTAAATCCACCACGACCAGTACTCTCAAATAATCTATCGCTAGTGTAGTAAGGATAGTTAAAGTTAATGTTAAGACTATCTCCTACAGCAACCTTGCTCTGTGCGTATATCTGGTTTAGCTGATCTCCACGGACAGTTCCAGTATCACCATCTCCACCTACATGTAGGAAGCGTTTCCCATATGTTTGTCTTAAGAAGTCTATAAGTTGTGGTCTGTATTTATGTTCAGGGTGATAGCCTTTGCTACCAACAAAAATAACATCATACTTAAACTCATACGGATTATAGTCTTTGTGTATATAACATTCTTTATCATATACTCCTGCGGGTAAAAAGTGTCCTTTTACTTCTGTATTTTCATTAAACCAATCACACATTAACTTATCTGTAGCAAAAAAATGACCTATGCTAGTATAGAAGTCATCATCTTTTAAATCCTTTTCCCGTTCAATACCAAACCATAAATCTAAATGATAAGTCATAGTGGGTATGCCAGCATCCTTTAATTCTTTTAATACATCTGTCATTGTTCTAGAACCTGGAGTTTGCCATCTATGTGTGTGTACCCAGATGAATAGATCAGACTTTAGCGCCTTCATTAATATTTCTGAACTACCTGCTTTTTTCTCCTGCAATTTTTCAACGGTATGTCCAAGAGATTCAAGACTCTTAGCATGATGATTCTCACTACTATAAGGCACTTCAAAGTTACCAAGAAAAACTATTTGAGCCAATTTTATCCCACCTATTCTGTGTTTAAATAATTATACCAGACTCTGATATACTTAGAGTAAAGGTAGGACTTATGGATTTTGTTTATATATGTAGATCAGGTGAGAACGAAGAGCTTAGATACTCTATTCGGTCTGTTGTTAATTCGTTTCCTGAAGCCCGTATATGGGTTGTAGGTGGGAAGCCAGACTGGTACTTAGGAAACTACATAGAGGTAGCTCAAGACCGACACAAGTACGCCAATGCTTTTAATAACATTATTGCTATATGTGACTCAAAAGAGATATCAGAGTCTTTTGTTTTAATGAACGATGATTTTTTTATACTAAAGAGGTTTGATTTAAATGATATTTTTCATGGAGGATTGCTGTCTAATAAAATAAAAATACATAGAAAGAGCATGCCCGACTCAAGATACGGAAGAAAACTTATTGAAACACGAGACATGCTTAAATCAAATAATTTATATGATAGTTTAGATTATGAGCTTCATGTTCCTATGGTATTAGAAAAAAATAAACTTGGTATTATTGTAAAAAAATATCCTGAACTGTTATGGCGTTCTATGTATGGTAATTTATATAAACTGGGCGGTAAAGAGATAAGAGATGTCAAGGTTTATAGTGATCCAAGACGTTCTGAAAAGTCTATGATAGTAGATAAAGACTCTGTTTTTGTATCAACACAAGACGAATCATTCGATGTTATCTATGAGTCTGTTCTTAAAGAAATGTTTTTATATCCAACCAAGCTTGAAGGATAAGCTAAGCACTTTTTTTGGTTAGTCTATTGTGTGTTCTTATTCTATGACAGTTGGCACAAACCACTTCACATTTTGCAATTTCTTTCTTAATTGCTGCCCAGGAAAATCCATCATGGATCATTCTTGAAACATTATACTTTTTATCCTTAAGGTGATCAAAGTCTAACAGTATGGGGTTATTGACTCCACAGTCTACACAGCCAGAAGACTCTTTTATTTCTGACAGCTTTCTCTTAAACTGTTGCTTGTTATAATGTATTAACTCTTTGTCAGTCATATTGACATTATTATATCAAGGTTTATACAGAGGCAGGTATTTTATGTTTTGGGTTTATTGGTGAAAGATCGCCTGATATAAGTTTTTCAATCTCAGCACACACTAGTGAATACTCTTCAGCAAATACTTCTGGGGTTCTGCCTTCTCCCATAGCAGCAGGGGTCCCTTTAGCTATTAAATCTTCTTTTAGTGTCTTTTCAATATCGTAGTTTAATACTGTGCACTGGAACCAATTTGCTACATACCCATCTTTATCAATAAGGTACTTTTCAAAGTTTCCACCCTGCATTGCACCATTAGAAATAGGTTGATTTAGCCAAGGTGACAAGTAACCATCTCTATCTGGAATGCCAAGTTCTTTTTGTTTTGCTGCAAAAGAAATTGTTTGATCTGATATCTCTTTATATAGTTCATGAGTTTCTTGTCTAGGCTGCCCTAAACCGTTTACAGAACTATCCCCCTTATATTCACTAAGCTCAGTAGCACTTTCATTTGGGTTTGACGACACCATCTCTGAAAACTTAAAAGTGGTTCCATAAGTGTCTCTGCCATACTCTTGTGAGTCTAGTCCACAGGTAATGCCTTGTGACCACTTACCCTTGGTAACTCCTGGTCCACAGTAATCGTTTGTTGGAATAGCAATTATTTCAAATCCTTGATCTTGATATTTTTCTTGAAGCCATTGAAGAACTTCCATCTGATTAGCATTGCCACAACCGACAGTGGTATTTACTAGCATTGTTACCTTACCCTTGAATTGTTCAAGGAAGTTAGGGGTTTCTTCAGCAGAATTTAGAGGAATACTATAAATTGATTTCATACCATGATTATATCACAATTTACATGAAAATGCCCTACACAGGTATTCCAGGCACAATAGCCACGGTCAAACGAATGGGTAACTAATCCATCTCTAAGGTCCTGTGTAGGGACTTTTTATATTATACTACTTGATTTTGATTGCTTTAGGCTTCTTTTCTTCAGGAACAATGCGATCTACATTAATATGCAGCATACCGTCCTTTATCTCAGCCCCAGTTACCTCCATATATTCACCAAGAGCAAATGAGCGTGTAAACTTGCGACTTGCGATACCCTTGTGAATTACTTCAGCATCAATTACATCAATAATCTCACCCTTAATAATCAGAGTTCTATTATCTACAGATACATCAATATCTTCTTTAGTAAAACCTGCAATAGCAAGCGAAATCCTATATGTATCTTCATCTAGTTTAAAAAGATCATATGGAGGATAAGATTGATTGTTTGTCTTATATACATTGTTTAACTGTGTTAGGTTTTTATTAAACCCAATAAAAAAAGGGTCATTAAAAATGGCCCATGGATCGTTCATCATATTATTCCCCTTTCAAGCGAATAAGTTAGTGTACCCCCGAAGGCAGTACATTACTATTATATCATGTGCCTCCAGTTGGGCTTGAACCAACGACCCGCAGATTAAAAGTCTGCTGCTCTACCAACTGAGCTATAGAAGCCTTTGCGGAAATAATAGGATTCGAACCTATGGTAGATTTTATTCTACGGTCAGTTAGCAACCGACTGCTTTAAACCACTCAGCCATATTTCCTTGGAGCGAATAGCGAGAATCGAACTCGCACATTAACCTTGGCAAGGTTACGCACTACCACTATGCAATATCCGCATCGTACCCTCAGAGGGATTCGAACCCCCGACACACAGGGTAGAAACCTGTTGCTCTTCCTCTGAGCTATGAAGGTCTGGCTGCCCCACCTGGTCTCGATCCAGGGACACCCGAATTAACAGTTCGGTGCTCTACCAACTGAGCTATGGGGCAATACTTAATATAAAATAACCACACTATCTACTATATATTGTAGCATGCTACCTAAGTATAGTAAAATTGTATTCTTTTTCCCAATTTACAATATCGATTTCATCATTTAATAATGGCTGTCCTTTAATGTTCAGACTTGTATTTAGTAGTAATGGAACACCTGTTTGTAAATAAAATTTATTTATAGCTCGATATAGTCCAGGATGCTGATCCATACTAACTGTTTGAACCCTAGATGTTCCGTCTGCGTGTACAACAGAAGGTATTTTTTCTGGCTTTAAACATTTAACAGTATATTGCATATAAGGACTTTCAAAGTTCATATCAAACCATTTACTGGCATGGCTTGCAAGTACAACTGGAGCAAAAGGTCTGAACAGTTCTCTTTGTTTAATTAAATTAACTTTGTCTTTAATTGATGGGTCTCTTGGATCTGCAAGAATGCTTCTATTTCCCAAGGCTCTTGGGCCATACTCTGCCCTACCTGTTGCAACTGCAACTATTCCATCTTTCAATATGCCATCAACAATTTTTTGAACGGGATAGGTTCCTTCAAGATCATAACCAAGGTAAGGTGTATTCCATTCAATATGTTTACCATATAGAGCAGCTGCAGCACCTAAAGAACTTCCAGCATCTCCAGGGTTTGGCATTATCCATATGTCATCAAATATTTTCCAAAGCAAGGTGTTTGCCGATGAGTTAAGTGCACAACCACCCATAAATACTAAGTTATTTTTACCAGTAAGTGATTTAGCCATACGCATAAAATCATTAAGTCGTTGTTCATAAACCACTTGAACTGCAGCAGCAATATCAAATTTGTCTTGCTCTGATTTAATCCATCCCCAATCATGAATACCCTTATGAAAATTATATTTTTGATGATTGTGTGATGGGAAATATGAATCTACTTTTTTATAATGTTTTGTCCAGTCACCGTAAGCTGCCATCCCCATCATAATATATTCTTCTTGGTTGGGCATAAGTCCAATTAACTGTGTGAAAGCAGAATAAAATAATCCAAAGCTAACAGGATAGTTTTGTTTATACTTTAGCTCTATTCTTTCTCCTTCGCCAACCCATATCGTTGAAGTATTATATTCACCAATCGCATCAAGAACAACGATTACAGCATCACTAAATGTACTAGTATAATATCCAGCTGCTGCGTGAGAGTAGTGATGACTAAAAGATTTAGTAGGAACTCCTGGCAAATCAAAACGTGGCTTCCAATCTCCTGCACCACCCTTTAAGAATAGTCTAGAGGCTTTAAGAAGAGGTTTTTCGTAGTAGGCTATATGATCTGGTATACCATATGATAAAGCATCTTCAACTAAACCATCATTAACATACCAATCGTTCTTTTGTTTACTGTATCTTTCCGCATGACCTGCAAAAAGTATCTCGCCATTTTTAATTAAAGATACTGATGCATCATGAGAAGTTTCATTAATTCCAATAATTATCATTAGTAAATAAAATTTTTCTTTTTTCTTTTTTTATTTTTAAAAAATATAATTATTTTATAGTATTGCCATCTAATATTATTAATCATTTTTAATTTCTTCATATCTCTCTAAAAATCTTTCTGCCATATGATAATGAACATGTTTACCCCAATGTCCCAAATCTTTTTCTTTATCATAGTCTGCAGCCCAAAAATATAGATCATCATTTTTAAATTTATTAAAACATTCTTCGTGTCCCAACATATCGTGTTTTATATCATCTCTTGGATATCCAATATCTTTTATGATATCTGATGTTATTAAGAAGTTTTTAGACATATCTGGCAGATTTCTTTTTATGTAGTCATCTATTTTGGGTTCTTCATAGACACTATAAATAAACTTTATATTGTGAGAGTCGCAATACTGCTCTAACATTTTTATAAACATAAAATTATAATATATTACAAATTCTTTTGGTATAGTATAAATTGGGTCATGTGGGACTTTAGAAAATTTCAATAAGTAGGGCTGATGAAAATATGCAACAGATGGACTTAATGCTTCAAGTGCTTCATTTCCATATGAACCATCTTTAGATAAAAACTTTCCTGGAACAACAGGATATTCTAATCTCCACAATGGAAATGCTGCTACAACTATTTTAGGATTTCCTATTTCTTTAAAATATGAAAATGCTTTGTATACCTGACCATTTATGCTGTCACCACGAGAAGCTAATCTTGAATATTTTTTATTAATCTTGCTGCTAAATATATCTGGCCACGTAAAATCATTTGGCATACCTGATCCAAAAGTTTGAGAACAACCTAAAACTAAAACTTCATTATCTTTATCAAATTCATCACATCTATATCCATAGTCATTTATATAGTACTCAACCTTATGATGAGTATCTTGTGGATTATAATTAATTTGACTTGCGTATGTCCAATGTATATGGCTTGTATCTATCAAAGTTCTATCAAATAAAAAATTTTTAAGTCCATCATCATCAAAGTTATCGTTAATAAAGTCTGATTTACTCATAATTCCTTTCAAAATCTTATAGTTTATTTAAACAATTATATACCCATTAGTACACCAGCTCGGACTTGAACCGAGGATTACCGAATTATGAGTTCGGGGCTTTAACCAACTAAGCTACTGGTGTTTATGATTAACTATTTTACTACAATGCCAAGCAAGAAACCAATCAAGAACATGCTAATGCCTATAACCCAGTGATATCTTAATGTTAAATAATCTTTAACAATTTTATCTTGAATATATTCTGGTACTTCAATTAACTCATCTTTACCTAAATCAATTTCATACTTCATTACTTATCCTGTTCTACTCCATATGTCATTGCAACATAGCATGCATAATATCCAGCAAAAAATGCGGGAATTAAAAAGAGTGCGTGTATCATATTAAATACTCCTTTCATCTTTCTTCCAATGCATATAAGATTTAATATATACAACTGCATATGCTACAGCCATAGCTATAAAACCATATTGATCTGTAGCAAGAGCATAGGCAATCCAAAGACATTCATTTACACATAGGATAAGCCAACCCCAGATAGTCTTACGACCAACTAGAAATATTCCTGTTACACCTATTACTGCTAATACCCATGACCACATTAAACAACCTCATCTTTGTTGCTAAGGCCATGGTGTTCAAGTTCATGCTTACCCCATGCAATTGCTGCACATATATCAAAAGCTTTTTGGGTCCTGCGTGACTTATTTAATCCTTGAGATTTCCAAAGGTCTGATGTTGCAAGTATATCTATTGCTATATCATTACGAATTTCCTTAACAGTATAAACAATAAAGTCCCAAATCTGTTCCTTTTGTTCGTCAGTTAAAGATTCTGTCCAGCTATCATTTATTTCTTGCATAGCTTATTTTAAGGCAATCTTTAGATATTCACTAAGATCATTGTAAATACCCTTGATCCATGTATATTGAAAATTGTTTTCATCTTTTTCAATACCGTTAGCTTCTATAACTTCACTAAACCTTTTATTGATTAATTCAGTAATAAGCTCTATGTCTTTTTTTTCAGCCATTTCATTACCCCCTATTTTCTTGTTATAATTCTATCACGAATCTTTCTTCAATGCAACTCAATTTTTTATTTTTTTATATCTAGCCTGTAAAATGTTCCCCACTTAAGATAAGGTTTATACAGTATATATGAAACATATGCATGAAATCTACAAGCAAGACCATAATCGTCATGATCGCTATAATGTAAAAACTTTCCTAAATGATAGTTGGCAGGTTTTTCACAAAGATTTCCTATCCATCTAAGCGGAAGTGTGTTTGTCCTGTGTATCTTCTTTGAGTTTTTCAGGAACCCATCGTATTTTTCCATCCTTATACTCTCTCTCATATCCTAGGGACTTCCAGTCCATCTTCATAATCTTAGGCTCTTTTGGCACACCACACCCTATAATCACTCATAGTTTGATGCGTATCCCAGTACTCAATATTTTCTTTATCCATACCACATTTCTGGCAGTTCACATAAACCTCTTCACTATAGCCATAGCTTCATCAAATCCTTCTGCCCACGTCTCAATTTCTTCTTTAGCATAAAGCAAATTTCCATGCTTATCTAAAGATGCACCACGGTACTCTAAGTACTCACGCTTACGGTCTTTAAGTTGTTGGTATATTTTATATTGGTCCATTACCATCCCCCTAAACATTCATTCCTTGTGTGATAACGATGAGTCTTAAGCATATCATATTTGGTCGGGGAATACAAGATAGTATTACACGTAGTACAAAGAACAGACCACTCTTGACCAAAGTAATCATACTGATACCCTTTTGCTAGTCCATATTGTTTAGTCTTAGTAGTGATAAATGGATCGGGAATCTCTAAATTTATCATTTCTGAGGAGGAATACAATCCATACAGAATGCAACACCAGAGTCAGCTAACTTAGCATTAACTGGATTAACAAAGAAGGTTTCCTTTTCTCCTATATGCTTACGACATACATAGCATTTTCTAGTCATTTTCTTCCCCATCCATTTCTTTATCCCAAATAATCAAACATTTTGTACACTGTATTCCTGGCTCTCTCATATACCACTTATGGCTACATTTTATACTGTCGCCCATTTGATAATGTTACACCTTCCGTGAGCAGGTCTTACGTTCTCTAAAATGTCAAGTCCACCTTTAGACAAGGGATACACATGATCGATATGCAATCCCTTTTCCCAACCTGGTTTGCCACATTGTCTTGGGGCATCCATATCTATCGGGGTATTGCAAATATGACAATCTAATCCATAAGTCTCTAATACCATCTGATCAGAGTAGTTACCTGGCTCTGTATTATTTCTACGAAAATGTCTACGGGCATTAGGAGTGCGAAAACGCCACTCTCTTCGTAATCTATTTATCTGTTCCTTACGGATAACTCTTTGGTTTCTCCAATAGATTCGCTCTGCATCTGTACAAGGTTGGCAAGGCTCTTCTTTCATATCTCGTCTATGCCAATCATAGCCTGATCGTGTTCCGTGCTCAGGTTCTTGTTTATGCCTCATATAATCAGTATACCTCAAAAGATCGGTTTGGTCAAGCTAATGTTGCTTTAATAGATTTGATTTCTTTAAATACCCTAGTTGCTAGCTCAAAGTCTGTATCACCGTCTGTATGAATCATTATATTGTTATAGCCAGCACTCTTTACATGATTCATTCTGTCGTGTAGGGTTTTGATACTTGAAACTGGAAAGAAGATTATTGTGTCTTTGTTATAACCCTCAAGCTTGCCTTCAACCAGCATTGCATATGAAACGATATTTGCATCACCAAAATCTAACATGTTTGGACATATATCAGTGACCATGCCAGAGAGGTATGTATAGGGTTTCTTGGCTTTCATATTTCTGAATTCTTCGATATAGGAGCAGAAGTATTTTTTTCTATCTTCAAGGCTGCTACTATCGTTAATTGGTCCTAAGATGCCTCCAAAGGACTCATCGAAACCACCCATAGTTAAACCTGGAACAAAGTTGATCCTGACCCTATCTTCTTGGATAAGGTCTAGCCCTTTTGTAATTGCTAACAAGTACTGTGGAGATATCGTGTATGGCCTAACGGCAACTAGATACTTTAGATTTTTCTCTGTATCCATTGATCTTGCCACCCTAACAAAGGGGTCTGCTAGACCTGGGGCATAGGGAAGAAGCCATCCATAAAATCCAGAGTCTTCAAGTAAATCTGACATATAGGCAAGGTCTTTATCAAGATGTCTTCCAAACCAGTATATATTCATAGCTTGCCTTTAAGAAGATAGGCCCATAAGCAGGTGGCTTGGACACACCCCAGAGACTTTATATTCAGAGTCGCCTAAAGGAACCACCTGATCATACTGTGCTTGGTGGTCGCAAAAAAAGCATCTTTCATCTTTGTTGGACATAGTATCTATCATATCACATTGCCAAAAATTTGGTATTTAAGCTCGGCGCAAAATAGAGGGTTCCAAACCTTCCTATGCCCTAAAAGGGCACTAGCTGTTACTATCCTAAATTTGCGGGGTAAGTAAAGAGATTATAATCCCTAGCAGAATACTACTTAGATAACTTCAAAGGCATAACAGACTCACAAGGACATATGATCGATTCTGGGAGTTCATGGACTTTGGTATTAATAATAATAGAGGTTTTACACTCAGGACATAGGTAGGTATTTTTCATATGTATATCATATCATATGCCAGAGAAACAGGGTTTTGCAACTTTTCGGGGAAAATAAATAAGCCTCCGTAATCCCTAGTATAAGATACAAACCCTAGTAGTGACATATGCCCATATGCCAGATAGCCAGAACACCAGATAGTCTGGTTTGATATACCCTGCCAAAATAGGTTATCCACAGGTCAATATGTCTGGTTTGATACTAAAATATGTTAGTTATCCACAGGTTTATCCACAGATAAATCTTACTGATATTTTTATTATGTGGTTTGGGTGGAGCAAAGTGGAGTAAAGTGGGTTATTGTGCATTTATATAGATGGGCCGTAATCTTTTCTGGAAGCCCAAACCCTACCATATCAAACCTCATATGTCAAACCTTCAAACCTTCATAGCGGATTATACCCCCAAACCCCCTATTTGTCAAACCTTTATAGCCTAAAAACCCCTACAATTTTTGTAGATTTTGTGCAGATTTTGTGGATAAAAATATATAAAGGTTTGGAAAATATATCAAAACCAGGGAAAAATGGTTTGATATCGTAATGTGTTTTATACTAGGGGAATTTGGTATGCTTTCGTAATCCCCCGCCAAAAAGCGGGGACGCCAAAGGCGTGATCGTAATGTCTTTAAGGATTATCTAACACGCTAAAGCGGGGGAATCAAAGAAAGTAAAGAAAACTACCTATAGCAGATAAAGCAATACCAAACCCTATAGCTATAAAATAGAAAAACCCTTTATCTGGTTTGATATAAGGTTTGTCAGAATGCCTACTAACTCCATCATTAATGAAGAATGGTCCTCCATGCTTTGAAAAATAATTTCTTCCCATATGATCATTATAACACTGGTTTGACAGATATAAGGTTTGTATGATATAAGGTTTGATGTGGACTTTCAGGGATTTTTTGAGAAGCCTTCATAATGTCTTTTTGGGGAAAATTTATGAGCTTTCGTAATATCGGGGAAATAAGGTTTGGGATCGTAATAAGGTTTACAAGTGGGGCCCCGGCCCCGCCACCCAGGAGCTAGACTATTTCTAGTCTTCGATCTCTGGTGCGGTCATAACATCTTTAAGATCCGTAAACCCTGTATCCTCAATATCCAATGCAGCCAATAGTAAATCAAAGGTTTCTCCTATATACGTTTCTGCAAGTTGTGTAGGTAATGCAATCCCCTCAGAAATAAAATATGCAAGAGGCAAACCTAAATCGTTATACTCTACGAAATCTTGTAAGTCCTCATCTTCACGATGTTCTTGCCATAGCCTAGATAAAATGTCACACTTTGCTTCGAAGGTTGTCTTCATAGTATCTTCCTCTCTCTCTGTATTCTGATACTTGCTTATTATACTCTGTTGCTTCCAATACCGTCAAAGTTCTGACATAAATAACATATGGATTAACTACCGCTAAATATTTTCCTATCGCTTCCAAATCTAAAGAAAAATCTGAAAGAAGTTTTCCAATACTAACGGCTACTCTTTCTTCCTTGCTGGTTGGCAAAGTAAGGCTTCTCATGGTGACTCCTCTCAATCCATTATATCAAAAAGGTGGGGAGAGGGCAACCCACCACAAATTGCCCCCTCACCCTTACTAGGATGACCCTACCCTAGTTTGTCTCAACTAAAACCTTCGGTGGTAGTAAACCATAGGCAGCAATGAAATTATCCCAAGTCACTGGATGTATATCAGTCACTGTCTTATTAACAAAATCAATAACCACTGTCTGCTCCCCTAGGTCATAGTTAGTATCACTAATAGCATAGATACCAAACCCTGTCTCATCAAGAATGCTATCCTGAATAAGATAACTAATGATCATACGTGTTCCATATGATGAGTCGCCCCATCTAGGTTTTGAATGCTCTAGGGCACTAGCAATGTCTGTTTGCCATGAGTCTTGGCCCCAGTGACTGTAGAGGACTACACTAGTATCAGTACCGTCCTTGAATACGAAATTAATACGTGCTCCCATTATTCATCTCCCTCGCTATTTGCCTGAATTGAAATCCACTTGCATACTTCACCGTCATAAACTTCATTGGTAAGATTAGTAATAGCGTCTAGCCATTGCTCGTCTACCTCTAGTTGAATAAAATAAGTCTGCATTAATTTGAAACCTTTCTGTACTCAGGAACCTTGGTGTCTAAGTATATCTTATGGGTATCGCATTGTGCAACAGCCTCTAGGTCAGCCTCTCCTAGCCAATGACAGTTGCCACAGATTTCTCCACAGTCTGCCTCTTCGCAGTATTCCATTTGGTCTGTTGCATCACAATCTTTACACATATTATCATACATGGATTCTGATATAACCTTGCCACGAAGAATTTCTGTTTCCCCACCCCAACCTGTCTCTTCCTCATATGATAAGGTAAAGAGTAATGTTGGATACTGTCCAGACAGTTTTTCAAGGGCAGCGATAGGATGACTCCATGCAGTTTCAAAGTTATAATAAACTACTTTGTTATCTCCATTGGCAACAGGTCCTTCCATATATGTAGTAGTATAACTAGCATCTTCGGCTACGGCTACATCCCACTTGACACCCCAATTACGAATGTTCCAAGAGTACCAGTCGTTCTGCTCACCCTCTGCTTTAAAGTCAGGCTGTGCCTTATATGCTTCAAGGTCAGTAGGTGAAACGATGTTGCGGAATGAAAAGATAGGATTAACATACTTTGTCTGTTTGATATTGTAAGATAAATCTCCATGAGCCTCAATGTAATCAACGAATGGTTGATTCATCTGTTCAACTAGTTTATCTACTTGCTCAGGATTACCCTCAATGGTTAATCCGTTATATACCCAATTTGGCATGGTGGCTACTTTCTATTAGTGGTTTAATACAATCTTACAGCAATAGTGACATTCTGTCAATTAGAGTGGGCCCTCAACATTTTTTGATTGGCACTCAGCACATTCCCCGCTAGAGGTCAGCACATCGTCATAGTAGTCGTCCTCTACATCATCAAGATCTCCATTAGTATCATAGACCCCAAGCTTGTGTGAGGTTTCCTGATACCAGAAGCGGGTAGTGTTATTACAATCAAGACACTTAGGCATTTAGGTCACTCAGCAACCTGATACGGATAATGTCATAAGCGTCAATAACCCCTGCAAGGTATTCATCTAATTCGAAATCCCCTGCTTCTTGGTCTTGCATACGCTTTTCTGTTAGGGCTTCGATTCTTTCATCTAGAAAGTCTAGAATATCTTGATTATCCATTTTGTCTCCTGTCATTAATAGCGAATGATAAATTATATGTCAATGCGTATACATCTGTCAAGCCGTCTAAGATACCTTCCCAGTACTTACGCTCCATTGAATCCATGGCTTCACCAGATTCATCTTCTGCTTCTTGGGCTAGGTCTAGTTGCTTCTCAGCGTCTAACATCATATTTTTTAGGGCACCATGTAGGATATCAGTTCCAGCAAGTCCAGCGTCAACCTGCTTTTGTAGGTATGGTTCTAACTCTGTTGTCATCATTTATTAAGTATATCCTCTGCCACTGACAAGAAGTGATTGCATAGTTCTATCTCTGCTTCTTTAAGTCTGTAGAAGTGATGACTGTTAACATAGTCAATCTTCTCCAAGTCTTGCTCCAGTGAGATTCTGTGAATTTTTATGTACTCTCTTAATGTATTTAGGTCCATATATTAATTATAAGGGTTGGAATCTATTTTGACAACTGTACGTGGTGTGATGTTGGTCACATCCTCAATAATAGGGGCATTGCCATCTGATACCCCAATATAAATAATACTATTAGATCCGCAAGGGCATTGAGGTTCAAAGCACTCTGGCAAGCTGTCCAGGGTAGTGATCTCAATCAATGCGTCACAATGAGTGCATACATAATCATGCTTATACCACATTAGAAGTACCCCTCTGCCATTAGTCCTTCAAGGAAGTCTTTGGTTTTCCACAGGGTATTGTGAAGCCAAGGGTCGTCATCAGAATTCACGGTAGTCATAACAGACTGAATCCCTAAGATCATATCTAAAGCATCTACTTCTTCATATCCTACTAATGGCATTACTCTCCCCAATACTTTACAATAGTTTCCATAGTAATATGTAAATGGCAATCACAGGGGTCTCCCCCCATGTTCTCCTCAAATTCAAAGTGCGATAGGTTATCCTCATAAATTTCCATTACGAGTTCTGATATGGTGTAAGGTTTGTATGTTGTGGTCATATATTAATTATAGCCAATGGGTCTGACAAATGCAACTAACTTTGGGGAAAAATAATCGATCTTCTTAATAAAGTTTTAAATGAGATTTTATTTAGTTACTTATGCGTAATGTCCGTTTTGTACACATTTTCCCGGGGCCCCATTTACGCTTGCGATTCCAACGGGACTTGAACCCGCAACCTCTACCGTGACAGGGTAGCGATCTAACCAATTGATCTATGGAATCTTGTGAGCAGTTTTACATCATGCTCAGGATTTTTGTTTATGCAATCTGCATTACATTTTGCACAACTTTTAGCAAACGATTTTTTTCTGCATTGATAGCAGGGTCAAAACCACTTGCACTTGCTAGCATTGATTCGTTATTACCACCACGAGCAGAACGATACCAATCAAGGCGTTCTGTTAGTGCATTGAAAGCACCCCACGCATTGCCAGCAATCATACCATTGAATTCGCCTGTATAGATGTCATTGATGATGTCAATCTTATTTTCCCATTTCTTGATTGCACCCTTAGCATCTTTTTCAGGCTTAGGGTATGAAGCAAGCAAAATATCGTTGAACATTTTAGCATTGACATCTTTCTCAATCATAGCCTTAGCCATGAGGTCGAATTCGTCCATGTACTTATTCGCAAGCCCAAGAGTTTCACGAGCAATCTGTACTTTACCATTAGCGGTCTGAGTGTGACGAATCTTGAAAGATTGCTTAGCACCACCCTTGCGCTTAGTGGTATTGAGTGCAAGATTGAGAGTGTTAGCGCACACTACACGAACAGGTGTAATGCTAGCTTGAATAGCAATCGAGCCATCGTGTGATGTGTTGATGAGCAAATAAGTCTTTACCTTATCTGCAACACCGCTAGGGTCTAGAACAGTTTCACGCTCTAGTGCAAGAGCACCAAAGACAACACGTCCACCCTTGATTGAGCCAGCGGTTTCCCAACGTCCGCCACCGTCTAGGATATTATCACCGAATGAGAATAAATCTTCATTCTGCATGACATGGTATCGCTCACCTACAACACCAAGAATATCTGTCTGAGTGTTATCTGTTGGGTTGGTACGCAATACGTACTGATAGTTTTTATCGCTTGTGAGATGTGATGGGGTTTCTAAATCTTCAAGACGAACATTCCAACCATTAAGGCTTGCAGCCTCTAACATTTCTGCGGTTGTTTTTTCTTCTGTAAAGACGGTACCCAATCCATGCCAAGCGGGTTCACGGAAAGATGCAAAAGATGTTTTTCCGTTTTGTATTTCTAGGTCATGTGCCATGAGTTTTCTCTTTTCTGTTTTGTTGTTAATCTAATCATACACCTAGCCACTGACAAATGCAAATCAGGCTAATTAGACACGGACATTCAGGACATTTTGGCCTGTGATCTTAAACACATCTTCGTAACTTGACAAACCTTAGATTTTGTGCCGGGCCCCAGGCAGAAAGAATGAGCAGTTTACGTGGCCTTGCTCAGGGCCCTTACCTAGTTTAAAGACATTCGGTATGTCTATCATAGCCCCCTATGAATTAGATTCAATACTGATGTTATGAACTTCTGCATTAAACCAAGATATATAATCTGAGTTGTAACTTACAGATTCGAAATCAATATCTTGAATCATTGATTCTGCATCTTCACCATGTGGCACCTGCATTTGAATTTCATATTCAACTCGCACTGTTGCGGTAACTTCCTTAGTCAATTCAAAATCACAAATCTGTGCAAGTGTTTCTGCGATTGTGTCTGACATTTCTCCATTGGCTAGAGATTCTAATACATAGTCCTTGACTTCATTGACAAGGTTTCCACGCTCTAGTCGCATATTAGTTACACGATGAGATTGTACGGATACTTCTTCCTGCAGACGATTAATTAATTCATCTTTACTTGCGATGAGTTCAAGCATAGTTGTACTCTGGCGTTCTAGATATTCTACTGTTGCTGACATGGGGCTACCTCTTTCATTGTTTGATTACTTTAATTATAGCAAGGGGGTCTGACAAATTGCAAACCCTGGTGATCCTGGAGCTTTACCCTTGCGGGGAGTAGTTTAGCCACTTACTCAGGTGGTTTGTTATTCCCGTTGTGAGAATTATAGGTATCGTGCTACGGCGTTATATGTTGAGGTATTGACTACTTCCTCATCAGTCATCTTGAGAATACGAATAGCATTAGAGATTTCCTCTTTCTGCTCACGATAGTTATAGATAGAGATTGACTCGAAATCCTTAGTTGGCTCTTTAGGTAAGTCCTTCTCTGAAACTGTGAGGTCGAAGTCAATGTTAAGTTGGTTGTTCCAAGAACGGAAGTTAGTGCGGAAGTTTTCTGCCTTCTTGATGTTTGCTACTGCATAGTCAATAAGTTCCTTCTGCCAAGCCTTACGAGCCTTTTCATACTTTGCTTCGTTTGCTTCTTGTGATGTGTAGTCAAGTTCTAGTTTTGCTAGTGCTTCCTCTAGTGCCTTGATTACCTTTGGTGTTGCGATTTTTACGCTAATTGCTTTCTGTCGTGCCATCTGTTTTCTCTTTTCTTTGGTGGGTTATATTTCTATTATAGGGGTTGGGTCTGACATATTGTGAGCCTTTTTAATTCATGCTCAGGAATAATCTAATTACTCAGACTTTGCTGTCCAAGTTGTGTAGCGTGGCTTTCCGTCTACCATTAACTTCACACGCACATTACCATTTGCCTGTGGAATAATCTCCTCGATTGTTCCTGTGACCTTTGACTTCTGAGTTGTGAAAGTGTCGCCCACCTTGTATGTTGCATTTGATACTGCCATTTTGTTTCTCCTTTGTAGTTGTTGATATATTAAGTGTAGCATTTTGCTCTGACATTTTGCAAATCTAAACTGCAAAAATCTCATATTTTGAGACATTTTTTGTGTGATATAGGTCACTCGTGCCCCATACCCGCTAGTAGGACTATTAGGAATATCGTTATGAGTCCTAGTATTATTAGAGTCATGATTCCCCCTATTTTTTGGTTGCACTAAACACTATATCACTTTTCTCATAAATACACAATTTGCATGTAGCACATGCAGACCCTGCCTGTGAGATAAGTGGGATAGCCTTTTTATTCTCAGGGCACTTAGCCCCAGGCTTATTGGTTAACGCTTTCATGTCTGCTTGACCTACCGCAAAATTTTTGGCAAGGTATGCAAGGCTAATCCCGTGATCATTTTTAAGCCCTATACCTATAGCCTTATTCTCGCTATCTGTAGAATAATATAAAGATAGATTAGGTTGGTCTTTAAGCATAAGGGCTGCAGACTCTACTCTGGTATATACCCAGAATTGAACATCCCTATAGTCCATGATAACTTGCTTCCATGCATAGGCATAAGTATCATTGAAAAAATCTCCGTCCCAGTGGATACGGAATTGTAGTGGTGCGTCTTTCTTTGCACAGTCTTTGATAAAATCAACTAGCATTTCTTTAAGTAGGATGACCATAGTTTCATAGTCTGCGTCTTTAAGCAATTCCCAATTGTGCAATAGGTTTTTCTTTACTGTTGGGAATACTTTTTCGAGCTTTCCTGCATAGCACACACTCTCGCAAATAGTCGTTGCGCCAGGGCAAGAATAATTTTTTCCAGCGGGGAGTCCGAATGTGTTTGCGATACTTGCTTGCTTTCCATTTGGTGTAACGGCATTAGCCACTTTCCTATCTTTGCTTCGTAGTAATTTGGTCATGGTGGTTTACTCGCTTTCTTTCTTTAATTCTAACATTAGGGACTGACATTTCTTTCTGTCATATTTCTTTTTGTTGGGTATGGCTGAGGCTGCATTGGATCGTCTTAGTTCCATAAGCCTTCTGAGTTCTTCGGGGGTTTTCTTCATATAATAATCTTAGCAGATTGGGGAAAAAATATCAAGTCGCCGTAAAGGTATAAAACGGACATTTTGCCCCGGCCCCGCCAGGGGATAGAACTATTCTTCTTCTACAAATACATATAACTTGAATACATGTTCATAGTTACATTCAAATACATCTTCCTCACCATAGTCATTACGATAAGTAATTGTGTAGTTATCTCCAGTAGCATCATCTTCAATTGATACAACATCAACAATCACGCCTTCAATCTCTACGAGATCATCTTGCATTAGCTGGCTAGGTGTTAGTAGGTCTGCATATACGAGTTCCATAGGATTTATTGTAGCAGTCATTTAGATAAATTCCGCCAAATCTCTGTCCATGATATCATTTACATCAAGGCCTTCTGATTCTGCAATGGCCTCCCAAAGGTCTGCCTCTGTGTAGTTACCTTCAGGATACCAATCTGCAAGAATTGAGTATAGGTTATTCATTATCTGCCTCATAACAAGCGTAGCAAGTCCAGCCTTCATCCTTTAGATCATCATCTAACTGATCGCAAGTGCAACCTTTGGTCATTACTTTACTCATTTTATTCCTCCTCATCAGAATATGCGACTGGCTCAATAAACCATGATAGGTGATGCTGATCTACAATAGCCCATGCAGGTGCTTGCTTGCTTCCCTTATAGAGAATCTGAAAGTCACCAACCTTTGGCATGTCAATCATGCGGTCATAGTCCTCATCATAGTATGCATCAATGGCTTCAATGCAAGGTTGCACCATCTCTGCGGGTACTGGAGGATAGTGATTACCCTTCAAGTGATATAGTAATTGTGTTTCAAGGTCAAGGACTGTATCTTGAATTCCTAGTGCTGTTACGCTTCCCATTATGCAACCACCTTTATATCTCCATTACGATAGAATAACCTAGTGTAACACTTGCCTGTTGGCGTGTAGAGATTAACTGTGCGATATTCTTCAGCCATTCCCCAATCAGTAAATAGGAAAAAGTTTTCCCATGCACCATATTCGTTCTCATAGCGTTGTGTCCAATGAGGTGCGTGTCCGTCATAGGCACTAGTGATTGCGTATTCATATTCCATTAGTTATTCTCCTTAGTTAAAAATAGTTGGTGAGTGTTAGCATATTCTATCAGAGATTCTGCCTCTCGGTCAATATAGCAACCAAAACAATATAATTCGGTTACATCTACTGAGTTTTCCTTGCATTGCATACATAGGTCTTTCATGTGGGGGTTCCTTCTTTCTACTTAATAATATAATCCTAGCCTATTGGGGTGACAATTACAAATCCAATATGGGATAAATTGGACATTTTCTTAAAAACTTTTTGTGAGAAAAATCACATGCGTCTTAAAGTTATCCACAGCCTGTGGACGACACGCCGGGGTTTTTTGAGCAGTTTTCAATCTTGCTCAGGATTTTTTTTATTTACGATTCATTAAATCATTTTTTATTTCAGCAAGATCTGTTTTTAAATCGTGCCACATTAAACGCAAGCATGCAAGCACACCAAAAAATAAAAGTAGCTGCACTGCGGTTGTTATAATTCTAGTCATTACACGCCTCCACAAATTTATCCAATTTGAAATTAGGATTATCTTCAGCGAAGAAATCAGAAAACTCCAACACTAGTTCTTCAAAAAGAATTGGATTCTGAATTCCTTCTCTGAAGTCAGAGAGAATCTCTGCAACGGCTACATAGTCTTTGCGAGTCATCATTTATGCCACCACCTTCAAGGTTGCAAAAGAATTATTTTCATTTAGCAATTCGATTGCGGGAGTAAGTGCAGGCACTAGCAATTCTTTAAGCATGCCTTCAAGCATAGCGACCTGTTCTGACTTTGGGAGTGATAGCAAGAGTCTTGCCGTTGGATGTGTTTCGTCAAACTCAGTTACGAATTTGAGTGAGTGTTCTACTTTTACCATTGTTTTTTATTTCCTATTCTTTAGTTTGAGTTAGTAAGTGCAAGAGTGCCACGAAGTGTGCCACTTATTCCAAGAGTATCGCAAGCGACTTTTACTGATACGCCAACGGGTAATTGTGTTGGGTATTGTGATAAGAATTGAGCAACCGCACCCCGTGAAGGGAGAGAGATTGTTTTTACTGAGCCGTTAAATGACTCTAGTTTTACTTTATACATTAGTTAGTTTCCTACTTTCTTAGTTTGTTTTTACTGCAACTGTACGGAAGGTTGTTTTATAACCTGCGTTAGGTTGTACCTCTACTAGGTAAGTTTCGCAACCCTCATACCATACGGCGTGAGGGTGCTCTTGTGCAGAGATAATTTCTCCCTGCAAAGTGTTTGAGTAGTAGTTTGTTCCCACTAGTAGGGATTGGACATTGTATACATTGGCTGACATAGTGTCACCTCTTTCTTTTTTCTTTATATAGTTAAGTATACCAAAAATATCTGACAAATACAAATTGAGAATCGGACATATCAGACATTTTGATTGTGATGTTCGTCACACTTGTTTTGCTACTTATTTAATTGTACTCCTCTAGAGTACCATAAAAATATCAAAAAGTCAAGACGACACGCCGTGTTTTGGGAAAATATTTTTTGTGATCTTAAACACATTCGACACGCCCGACTGCGCCGGGCCCTGAATTTTTATGCATTGCTATGAATAATTATTAGTAACACTCACCGCACATTGGATAGTAGTACTCTCCGTCATCAGTTACGAATTGTGTTGTTTCTTTTTTGCAAGAATCACATTTGTTCATTTTATTTAACTTCCAATCTACTCAGTACAATTTTATTTAGATCATTTGCAAATAACTGTGCAATTTTTATTTTTTCTTCATCTGGAGTGTTAGCCCATAGATAACCTAGTAAATAGTGTGTGCCTGAGTCATAGTCATTACCACGAATCTGACGGGTTATAGAAAGTACATCTCTTAGCTCAATTGTCATTATTTATTTTCCTCATTTTCTTTAGCGATCATCTCTTTTAGGTAGTCAATCGCTACTTGCCTACCATTTTTATAGCCAGTACCTACGATTGTTCGAGGTGCAACCTCTTTTGCCATGAGTGCATCTAGCATCTCTTGGTGGCTCATTGTGGCGGTATCGCCTAGATCATATTTATATCTCATTGATCAGTATCCTTTCTTACATATTGTGCAAATTGAGTGATTGGTGCAATAGCAAGAATTGATATCGCTAATGCGTTCGTTTTCATAGTAGTCGTCATATGACATTAGTTAACCTCATTATAGTCAATTACATCAAAGTCAATCTGACTTTCAAGGGGCATGGCCTTTAGCCATGATAGTGCAGACTCAAAGTCATCTGCCTCTACAGTTACGGATAGATCAAAATTAAAGATAGCCATTATTTATTTTCCTCACTTTTCTTTTTAGTATTTGCAAGAATTGCCATAGCGTCAATGCGTGACATTGCACGCTTATCTTTTACGAATTGTTTATATTCTTCAAGGTTCATTATTTGTTTCCTTTCTTGTATAAAAAGTCCCAAGCCTTACGGCAGATTAGAATTGAGCGACAGTTATCGCAACATACAGACCCATTAGGGTTAAGGTTGAAGTCATAGACATCAACGAAAGTATGTGTGTTTCCACATACAGAATCAAGGCGAATTAAGGTAGCCATTATTTAGATACCTTCCAATCTGTCCACATAGGTAGACGCTCAGGGTCAGTATCGTTATACCAACGCTCAATATTATTTTCACAATCTTGACAGAAAGTAAATTGTGTATCTGCAACTTCTGAGATTGCAGACTTCATAGGGTTATGCTCAAAGCATATTGTCAATGTAGTCATTTTATGACCACCTTTCTTTTAAGTGATTGAGAACCTTTCTCAACCTTCTATATATAGAAGTATAACAGAGGGGTCTGACATCTACTAGCCAGTAATCATACCAAAACGGACATTTTGTTTTGTGACCTACATCATGTGGATAACTTGAGCGTAAAATAGAATGTGACTTACATCATGTGGATAACTTTTGGGGCCCGGGATCGCACCCGGAAAATTTTGTAGAGTTTTATTTCTACAAAACTTTTTATTGTTTTATTTATTTTACAAAGATAGCGTGATAACGCTTAGCAAT